ACTTCAGCCTGCACATCGTTGAACGAGCTATCGGTCATGCTGGCAATCGTGATGACATCGCCCGTGGAGAACCCATGAGCAGCGGCAGTAACGATTGTAGCAACGCCCGAAGTGCGGGAACGAGTTGCAGTAGCTTGACCAGCACCAACTGTGCTTTTCAGCAGGCGGAGTTTCTTAGAGCCAGTGATAACAAAAGGATTCGCGGCAATCGCAAGAGGATTGAAGCGACCTTGGTTATCAAGAGCGTCCGTGATGGTCAGCGAGGAGGTGATGTTTTCGCCAGTCGTGCCAGTGTCAACGATCACAACTGGATCGGTGGCAGTGGTTCCGCGAGCGTAGGCAGTTTCCAGAACGATGCTTGTTGGAAAGAACTTAGTGTCTTCGTCGTTAAGAACGAGGAGGTCAGCATCTCCAGTAGCGAGAAGGTTAACCGCGACAGGGCCAAAAAGGTTGACGCGATCATAAGCGAGTGGTCGTTTGTTAGACATATTTTTTATTTAAGGTTGCGGGGAGAGGCTTTATTAGCCCCTCCCCTTATTTAACTTTAGGAAGGCACAACGATGTCACCTACACCAGCGCAGCTATAGCAGTCCTGATTGTTTTCAGGGACGATGTAGCTCTGCACTTCGCAGCAGGAACCATAGAGGTTCTTGCTCTTTGGCATACGATGCAAGAAGGTGTGCATGATGGTTGGGTCTTTGACCTGTGCGGCCAGACGGAACTGGGCTTGGTAGAAGCCCGATTTGCGCCAGCGATTGCACTGCCAATCAGGGTTTTTCCATTCCCAATCACCAGCGTAGTTCTGGGTCATCTGTTGGGCTTGGCCGTAACCAGTCGAGGAAGGCATCGTCCATTTGCACATTGCTTTGTTGACCATAGCAACCGAGATACCGAAATCGGCATTGCGGTAGGCTTTGTTAGGAACATACGAGCAGCCGTTCTCCATCACCACTTTGATGTAGCGAGGAACGCGGACAAGACGCGCCCATGTAGCAGGATCAGCTTCGTTGAATGGAGCGAGCGATGCGTTGAAGGCAGTGTCAGCGTTGAAGCGAGCTGCGTTGATATCGTAACCGAAAGCGTAGTCGCCGATGATACGATTGATGCCGAGCTTCAGACGGGTAAGACGCTCATCGAAGTCCGTGTTAGCATCCCAGTAGCCATTGTTGCGCTTGGCTTGGAAGTAAAGCGCACGGCCAACTTGAGGATCGGGAATAACGATGTCGAGCAGAGGCTGACCAGTCGCGTCTTGGAGATCAAGGCGGAAAGCGTCATCTTCGTCTTGAAGGTCAACGAGAGCATCGTCGAGCATATCCAGCGAGAGATAAGCGATCTTGTTGAGGTCGGCGGGAGCGAGCTTAACGCGAAGAGCGCAAAGGTCGTAGCCAGCTTCGTTGTTGAGGGTGTGTTCGGGAACGAACCATGCTTGGTCATCGACCAAACCGCAGTAGGTTCCGTCATCAGTGGTGATGCCCATCCATTTGTGTCCAGAACCACCGATGTAGTTGGAACGAAGGAACTCTTCGTGGACATTCTTGGTGATACGGGCATTCGACTCCTCGAACTGGAGAATCTCTTCAGCAGGGAAGAGGCGATAGAGAAGGCTCTCAACGCAAATCCAGTCAGTGGTCATCTCTTTACGGAGAAGCTCGAAAGTGTAGCTCTCAGTGCCGGGACGCTGAATGACTTCAGGTTTGCTATCGCAAGAATCAGTCTCGCAGTAGGTGTCGGTGATCGTGCGGAAAGGAGCGCAAGGATCGTGGAATCCACGGCCAAAGCGGAATGCTTTCTGTTCAGTTGTGTGGTTCAAGGGCCATGCTTGCTCCTCGAAACGGGTGAAATATGCAGAGTTGGTGACAAGCTTCTTCACATAGAGGTCGTTGAAATACTCGCGGCCCTCGCGGAAGAAACTGTCAATCTCAGCACACGAATTGAAATATAGCTGATCTGATGCCATAATAATTAGTTGGTTTGAGTTTGATTTTGGTTTGGTTTTAGTTTAGTTCGCAAACGCAAAAGGCCCGAAAGCCCCAAGCGAATGCTTGTTGTTTTCGAGCCGGAGTTCAACCCTCGGTGTCTCTTACGAGACCAGTCCGGAAACAGCTTTTGATGCGAGTGCTGATACTCGCCAGCCAGAGTGCGGCTGAATCCCTAATTTTATCGTAAACGATAATTTCGGCTATCTCTTGCGAGGGACATTGCAATCACCTATTTAGTATGTCAAGAGATTTTTTACAAAAAAATTCATTTCAACCATTCTGGTATTTCTCCTTCATATCTTGCGGATTTTTTAATATCAAATCTTTCTTGAGTTATCCACCTTTCTCCATTTGGCCTTTTCTTTTCGTATGCCCAGAATACCATTCCATCGGAACGTTTATCCCCTCTTTTGAGTTTTACAACATCTATCATTTTATCGTTAACGATAATATTTAAATAAATTACAATCAAGTTCAAAAATGAAAAGGGGAGTTAGTTTTACCTAACCCCCCTTCCAGCTAACAAGAATAATGGGATTATGCGGTCACCCTGCCTTGCGGAGAAAAGCGAGCTAACTTACTGGCAAGCCCTTCAGCAATACTCATTCTTGGTTTCTGGGAATCCGATGCACTTGGCGAAGATGTGATGCGCGACGAACCTTTCAGTTGTGCAATATACTCATCTTTCTCTTTCACCATTTCATGCAATGCCTTCAGTTGAGCCTGCATTTTTTGGTATGCGCGGCCTTGGTGGATCAGTCGATTCATGTCTTCCACCGATGCTTGCTCGTTGCTCTGCTGAGTCGCAGCAAGTGCGATAGCCTCATCACGTGACAAGTCAAACTTGATTCCCTTTTCCTTCATGTAGTCAGCAAGGCTATCTGGAATTGCCGTAGCGTTGTCTATCTCCTGCTGTGTATTCTTGTAGCTTTCGCGCCACTGATTCAGATACTTGTTCCTGCCTTCTTGCTCCCGTTGTTTTGCGGTTTGCAGAATGTTCTGCTTGGTTTCCTCAAAGTTGACGAGGGCTGAATGGTGGTTTTGAGTTGCTTTGATGAAACTATTGACTTGCTCCGCGAATTGATACTGCTTGAATTGCGAGAGCGAGTTCGTGATTTCCTCGAACGCTTGGTCGCGATCGGCTTCCGCCGCTCGACGATCCTCTTCGGATGCCGCATTGAAGATGGAGGCGTTTGCATTGACAGCACGGGAGAATGTTGAAAGAAGCGTTGGATCATTCGATAACAACTGTCTCGCAGTATCGTAGGTGCTTTTGATAGGATCGAGGTAATTCTTTTTGAAGTCAGGATTGCTCGTAATGTCATGGAAGTCCAGTTTACTCCGCAATTCTTTGATTTGCTCTGATAGTTGTTGCTCAACCTCCAACTTCTCTTGGTTGGCTTTGTTGAGTTGTTCTTGGTAGTGGTTAGTTTCTGCCGTCGATTTTGACTCGGATACCAATCGCTCAAGTTCTTGGATTTTGGTTTCAAACTTGGGAATTTCGTCTTTCTTGTATTTTTCCAACTCTTCTTTGAGCTTTCGGTTTTCTTCGATTTGTCGCTCAACGAAACCTTTTTTCTTTCCTGTTCGGTCAGATGTGATTTCAGCTTCGGTAACTCCCGCCACTGCTTCTGGTGGTTCTTCTTCATTGTATTTTGCTATTCCAAGGTTAGGGTCGCCAACATTGGTAGCACTTGGCTTACCCTCGTCGGCTTGTTGTTTGCTGAACTTCTTGAGGAAGTCAGATGTGTTACCTTTAATCGGGACTTGAGGTTTGGATTTCAGTTCCGCGATTACGTCTGCTGTGTCGTTTGTGTCTGCCATAAATTAGATTTCGTCGAGGTCTGGATCAACCGCGCTATCCGCAGGCTCTTTATGCTTTGCAGTAGCTTTTGTTTTTTTGAATGCTCCTTGCTCTTCTGTTCCAATAGCATCAATAGCTTTGATTGCATGGATAAGTGTGGTTACTCCTTCTGGTGGGTTTACATTAAGTAGTAAATACGCCTGTAGTTTGTTCCAGTCTTCGTGTGAGGTTATTGCCGCGCATAGGGATTTTATTTTTTCGGTTGTCATTGTGGTGTCATTGGTGTGATATTATTCTCCATCTCAACTTCTTCGGTTCCTTCTGGAGTCTCAACCTCTTCGATTTCAGTCTCCATTTCCTCTGGCTCCTCTTCTTCCATTTCTGGTTCTTCCATCTCTGGAGCCTGCTTGCTTTGCATTGCTGCTTGCTTTGCTTTCTCCTTCTGAATCTCAGCGCGTGCCTTGGCCTTTTGAAGCGCGAGTTGAGTGATGCCTTGTTCCTTACGCTGCTCTGTGCGTTGAGCGTGACTGATAGAAGCCTTGCCAATCGAGATGTCGGCAAGTTTCTTCTTGGTGTCGATTTCGATACCAGATTTAGCGGCGAGGTATTGAAGTTTGATGTCTTCCTGGGAATTTGGCTGACCAGATTTCTGAGCTTCGGCTTCTGCCATCTGAACGTAAACTTGCTGAAGTTCGTCAGCCATCTTCTGAGCCTCGTTCATGCCCTGCATGAATTGTTTCAAGAAGTCCTGCTTAGATTGGTCTTTGCTGATAAACTCAACGTGTGCCATGATGTGACCACCCTTGAATTTGATTGCACGAACCGCTTTCGAGATTTCAGCAAACTCTGGGTTACCTTGCTGCACGGACTGCATATTCATCTGCAACTGCATTACCAAGTCTTGGAAGTGACCTTGAGCGTGTTCAATGTGCGGATCAGTTGGCAGCACAGGGAAGTTGGCAGGATTGACGAACGCATCAGTCATACCAGCATTCTCAAATCCAATAATACGAGTTGTATCATCAATCTTGCTGACCTTAGTATTCCGGTAGCGAGCTACGTTGTCTCGTCCAGAGAGTGCCGCGATTGCGTCCTTAACTGCATTCTCCTGCCCTTCGTTGGCTGGAGTGATTGCTGTGATATTAAGCAACTTCTCTGCCGTAATGAGCTTGAACGATGGGCTACCTGCGCCATTGATTAAGTTGGAACGGATACTTGTGATGTTCTTCCATTGCGCTGCTTCTTTCGGAGTGCCAAGTTCTTCAAGAACTTCATAGAACTTCTTCACATACTCGTATCCATCATCGCTGGATTTAGCGTTTACAAAGCGTTTGTAGAGTTGCTTGAAGTAAAGCGTCTGGCACTCGTTGAATCGGCGAATCTGAGTTCCAGAGAGTTTGGCGGATTCAGCGGCATCCAGTTCTGCTTCGCCCTTGGTGCGCTGCTTGCCTCCAGAGGTAGGCGCGTTGATACGATACTGACCCATGCCGCGATACATATCTCCCATGAAAAACTGCATGAAGCTCATGCTCTCTGCCACAGGAAGCTGGAAGCGGTTTTGAATGAACTTTGCTCCATCTGGCATCACGCTGATTGGCAACCATTCCATCTGCTTCAACATCTTAGTTGCGTCTGGCCCTTGACCTTCGATCATCAACATGGAGTTGAGGCGCACGGCATCAACCAACGAGTTCATCGTGAAATCATACTGACGGCAGGCGACAAATGCGGATTCTGCTTGGCTCTTGATGTCTTGGAATAGTCCGCTGCCAACAGAGTCAGTCAGCATATACAGAATCTCATCCCAAGAGTTGAAGAGTCCTACCTTTAGCATCATAAACCCGTGTTGGGTTCTGATGTCATCTTCGCTGATCTTACCTCCCCCTTTGATGTTGGAGTTGATGTAGTCGGAGATGGGTTGGTAGTCTTGAAGGATAATTGCCTTGCTGATCTTGCCGTCAAACTCCCTCCAGTATACTTCGTAGAGGTCGATCTTTTGGTTTACAGAAAGTGACCAGTTGAATCCTGCCTCGCTGATCGTGCGGAAGAAGTCTTCACGGGTCTTGCGGTGGTTGCTGAATGCGCGATGGAATCGGATAGCATCAATAGCTGCGTCCACATTCCATCCCATCGCTTCTGCCGCCGCACGATTCTCGATCTTCTTGTAGAGTTCGTATGGTGTCAAACGGACACGGCGAACAAATTCCTCAAGGTTGCAGAAGTCGATCCTAATGTCGTCTGGAAAGAGAAGGTCGGATAGGAAGACGTGTTCTGGCATCCATCCCATTGGTGAATCCCACATTCCGATTCCCTTTCCATACAACAACATTTCCTCAAGGTCTTGTTCTGTATTGTAGAGGTAGCCGGGCCATTCGCGGATTGCTTGGTCAAATGCTGTGGAAATGTTTTCGGAATTAACGAGTCGTTCTTTTTCGTTTCCATACTTGGTCTTGATCGTGCAGCAAGCCTGCCGTTCGGTAATGACATCGTAGTAACTGGACTTCTGATTATCAACTATGAACCCAAGTTGTCCGTAGTTCACATCAGACTGCCAAGGAAGACGCTTCTCGGCAAGTTTGCTGTAACCTGTCGGAGGGAACATTTTGTAAGCCTTATAAATTCGTAAACGCTTATTCTCTCGACCTATATTAGCAAGACGAAGATGATTTGCGATGTTCCAAGCGTGTGAGGCGTTAGATATTCGTGTTTCGGGTGGCTTGCCGTCTTGATCTAAAACTGCAAGGGAAAAGTTGTCGGAGCCGATTGAGAGCATAGGATTTTACTTTTATCGTTTACGATAATGAATTCAAGGCATTTCTTCGTTTGTTACACGAAATACATCCGCGAGCTTTATGCTCAAGTTTAGTTCCTAAAACTTTGTCAGTAGTCTTGGCTACTGTGTGAATAACCTGTGCAATCTTATCTCCAAGTCCATCGCTATACCAGCAACGATCACTTGGTTGGCGTTGGCAGATTTGATCTTCAACCATCTGCTCAATGTTAGCAGGAAGCTCAACTCCGTTTGAGCGATAGTCTTTCTGGATGTTCTGCATCAACCCGCTCCATGTGCTTCCGTAAACAATCGCGGGAAAGGTGAGTTTATCGCGCTTGATCTCATAACGCCAATACCAACCACCAACTGGTGCGAGGTTTTTGTTTTTCAGTTTCATCTTGCCTTTGGTCGGAAAATATATTTTCTTATTGATATGTCAAGAGTTTTTTCTTCAAACAAAGGTATTCGTCGTTACGGAATTCAATTCCCAGAAAACATGGATGATCTTGGTATTGAGTTATACTGCTACGCTATAAGCCGAGGAGAGTATGGAAAAGACTATTGCAACAAACAAAATATAAATCTGTCAGATTTTAAATTACTCTCACCGCACGAACACTTCATCAATGCCGTCAAATTACAATGGCCGACTGAAGTTTCTATTGTCAATCGTGGTTACACCAATACCCAGTTGTTAAGGACACTTGAAGAACTTTGTAATAATCAAGACATTTGTTTGGCTGGAGCCGCTTCGATGGGAAAGTCGTTTCCTGTTGGTCTTTGGGTTTATCTTGATTGGTGTGCTGCCCCACATTGCACTTCGTCTTGGGTTGCTACTACAACTCTCGGTGCTTCCGAAGATCGTATCTGGGGTATCATTTCTAAGCTCTGGAAGTGCGCTCGCGTTCAGTTTGGCAAGCTCATTGACTATCGACATATGATTGTTTGGGGTGGCGCGTCTAACGATGAAGATAAAGACTACCGAAATGCTATCAAAGCCCTCGCGTTCCAGTCTGGTAACGAAGGCCAGAAGGCTATTGATACTACCCGTGGTCGTAAGAATGATCGAGTTCGTCTTGCTTTGGATGAGTTGCCAGAAATGGAATTGGGAGCGATTACTGCCAAGGTCAACTTGTCAGCTAACAATGATGTGACTTTTATCGGTATTGGAAACCCGTCCGCTGGCGACAATCCTCACACTCGTTGGGCGATGCCTAAGGGTGCTTCTAACTTTGATACAGTAAATCCAGACATGGATAAGTGGGAGACTGAGACTGGCGTTTGCTTGTTCTACAATGGTATGCGCTCTCCAAACTTCGCCGCGCCTGCCAATGAACCATCTCCTTTCCCATTCCTAATGGATCGGAAGAAGCAGGAGATCATGCTCAAACAGTGTTACGGAGACGAGAATGCTATCGACTATGTTCGTAACGCTATTGGTTGGTGGCCGAAGTCTGGATTTGCTCAAACGATTCTCACCGCTGATTTGATCCGTAATGCTGATACCAACGAAGAGCCACTTTGGGATTCAGAAGGATTTACCAAGGTTGCTGGATTCGATACCGCATTCACAGTTGGTGGTGACAGATGCGTTCTGACTATCGCTAAGTTGGGATATGTGCGCGGAACTCGCAATCGTGTTATGTGGTTGGAAGATCAGAAGATTATCCAGTTATCCGCTAACGCCGCCGCTGAGTTTGAAATCCAACTTGCTACTGAAGTTGTTAATTATTGTAGGTCGGCTGGCGTTCAGCCATCTAAGTTTGGTATGGACGTGTCCGGTGATGGTGGACGGGTCGGGCAGGCTATCATTCGTGAATGGCTACGCTTTGACGCTGGAGGCGCGGCAATCGCTCTTATATCATCTATGGGTAAACCTACTGACCGAATCGCGGCAGAGGTTGATAAACGCCCGTGTAAGGATGTTTATGATAGGTTGGTATCTGAATACTATTATAGTCTTTATCACGCATTCAAAAGTCGCGTTATTTTTGGTGTTGATCCAACTTCTGATTTGGCAAGGGAGCTTTGCCTTCGCCGCTACACAATAAAGTCAAAAAAGATTGCTATTGAGACTAAAGATGAACTTAAAGGTAGAACAGGTTATTCTCCAGATTGCTTTGTAGAGGGAACTTTAATTCTAACACCAAACGGACAAGTAAAGATTGAGAATTTGCATCCCGGAGATGAAGTGATTACTCCATTTGGTATTACAAAAATAGCTTTTATTCACGATGAGATTCATAATGAAATATGCAAAGTAGAGTTTAGCGACGGACGTATTCTTGAAGGCAAGGGAAAGCATAAAGTATTCACTTGGGAGGATGGATGGGTTAGGCTTGACAAACTCTCCAGCGCATATACAATAGAGTCTCAAGAAAGACTAATTATATGGAACATCCTAAATTCATTATTCACAACGGACGCAAATACGGCCTTCAAACAACTGGTCGATATTATCAAGACTGGAACAAGGCTACGTGCGAGAGACTTCTACATAGAGTCATTTGGATTGAGCACAATGGGGCTATTCCTAAAGGTTTTGAAATCCATCACATCAATGGTGATTGGACAGATAATCGAATCGAAAACATGGAGCTTATTAGCAAGTCAGAACATATGCGATTGCATATGCAAGAAAGACTCAAAAACGAACATTATTACAAAAAAAACTTGGAAAATCTTAAACTTGCTCAAGAAGCCGCTAAAGAATGGCACGCTTCAGAAAAAGGAAAAAGGTGGCACAGTCAACACGCCTACAATAGTATTCTCAAGCGAGAAAAACACGAAGGAACTTGCAAGCATTGCGGGAAGTCAATCATTACTCAAAACAAAGATAAATCAAAATATTGCAGTGGAGCCTGTTTCCAATCCGCAAATCGTGAAAAATATAAAACAAATACTCTTACTTGCGTTGTATGTTCTAAAGAGTTTAAATCTGAACCGTGGAATCAGCGCAAATGTTGCTCCAAGCGTTGTGCAATCATCAAAAGAAATAAGGGGCGCACGGGTATTAAACTTGGTCCTCGAAAACCAAAATGTGTATTATGCTAATGGAATCCTTGTAGATAACTGTTCTGATAGCCTAATCTACTGCCTCGAAATGGCGCGGCGCAATGGACTCGTTTTTATCGGAAACGATAAACCTGTTCCAACTAACCGATTCTGGGCGCGGGAAGAAAAGCCCGTCGAATCATTCTCTGATGACGATGCTTACTCATCAGATGATAATGGAGATTGGTAATACCACTGATTTGCTATGCTGGCTCAGTGGTCAAGCCTCTGTAGGTTTCCTGCCTCTGGCAGAGAACAAAAAGGGAGGCCGGGTTAACTCGGCATTATTGGGAAGGGCGTTTAAAAGCGCACCACCTCATCCGCCGACCATATAAAATTTAATACTGGGCCAAGGCGTTACTCTTGGTCATGGTTTTAGTGACGGCCCCATGTATTGCCGCTTGGCTGTTGATGCCACTCAAGCAAGGTTGCTTCAAAGCTCGCAACTTAGCTGCATGACTCCATGCTTCCCAGTAAAGTAACTTGCAGGAACGGGTATGCATCCCCTTTTCAGATGTGGGCTTTCGGGAGTCTAGGGTGAACATACACCGCCCATCCCGCCATGTTCCTTCACGCCGCATGGACGGAGAGGGATTACGCTGGCCGTAAATTAAACACCTGCCTGCAAAATTGTTTCAAAGATCAATCCAACACTCCTTCAAGTTCCAAAGTATTTGCTACCTCTTCTGGAACTACAATACGGATCATTTTCTCTCCGTCAAGATAACCAAGTTGTTCGTTAAGTCGGATGTCTTTTTTCTTCACCCAGCATTGATTGAACTTCTGACGAAACAGAATCTTCTCCGGTGTATTGGTTACTTCAGTTCCCTCGCAGATGATGCGGGATTCAAACGTTGTATTCATAAATTAGATAATTGTTCTCTCTTGCCCAAGCTGGATTGTCGTGGATTTTGGTGTGACAAGGGCGGCATACCGCCATGAAAGTGGATGATACTGATAGGTTCTTTCCTCTTTTACTTTTGTGATGTATGTCCGTGGCTTGCCCTCCGCAGACCTCACACTTGCCTTGGACTTTTTCGAGGTATTCTTTTCTGACTTCACTATATTCTTTGTTCTTGATCCTACGAGAATCTGATACTGCCTTTAACTTGCCTCCTCGTTTTTTGAACCCCGTTTTGGCTTTAAGTGGCGTTTTTCTTCGTAGCATCGAAAGTATTCAGTTAGCTCTTTTAACCCTTTTGCAGCGTCAATCGGATTGTCGTATTCTAATTTGACAGGGAAGGGCTTTCCTCGTTCGTGCATGGCGGTTGGTCTTCCTGCTGCGTAGGGACTGACTTTGAGAACGTATAAGCCCTCTTCGGCTTCAATGAAGACGTGCATAATTCGATGACCTTATCTACTTGTTCTTTCTTTAAAATACTTTTGGAGTTCACTTCGATCTGGTTGATGAGTGATCCAGTAACGCCGATCTTATCTCCAAGTTCACGGACAGTCAATTTCAATGCTCGCCGTGTCTCGCGGAGTTGGTTAGCGAAAGTCTTGCGTCCAAGAGAACGAACTGTGCGTGATTGCTCGTAGGCACTCATGCAAGTTTCATAGGCAGTTTCTAATGGATGTTTCATTTCAGATAAAAAATAAACCAAGACTATTGACAAGTCAATACTTTTTTGATACTATGGTTGCTTATGGATAACACTAACGAAATGAACGAAAAAGCACAAAAACTGATTACAGCAATCAGGCATTCCGTCTTGATAGCAAACATATCTTTATCTGGCGCATTGGACACCCCGTTTATGGCTACATACGAAAACGAGGATGGCATTCTTGTGATGGCAATCAAACCAGACCACACCGCTATCATTGTAGCCACCGGAACTGATAGTAGTATAATAATCCGACTTGATATTGTTGTGACCGATACAGGCGTTGGAGAAAAACACGCAACCTATCAATGCGAATCCACTGAAGACGCTAACCAGATTTGGGAACTACTTAATAACAGAATGTATGACTGGTCGAATGGTGAAATTGGTAGGGTTACGCTGGACTGATTATCGTAACCGATAAAAAGATGCTTGACATCGAACACAATCTATAGTAGTTTTCAGTCGTGCGAGAAATTGCACATCCGGGGTGAAGGCCGGATAGGATAAAATTAAATTAACAAAAACATATATGATCCCTTGTGGTGGTAATCCACCTTCATGCGTCAGTTGCCGCTTTTATCCGCTGCCACAAGGGGTCGCCTTTTTTTAAATGAATCCATTAGAAAAGAACGGAGGCATCTTCGTTCGTAAGGAAATAATCAGATTGTCGATCATCGACGATAAGAAGAAGCAAGTATTCGCAGTCATTGATAATTATGATGGCGGCTTTGACGCAAAAGACATCAAATCTGTTGCCGACATAATTGGCATTACAGAGACGCAAGCTCACAACGCTTTTATGACATTGGTTGGACTTCGGTTCTTAAAACTGAATAACGCCATAAAGTGGGTATTGAATGAAGATGCGAATTGGGAAGAGGGGTCTAAGTGAAAAAAGATATGCCAAATATCATACGTCAAAAAAGAAAAGCTAACTACACAGTTATCCCAAACGAGATGCTCAACAATACAGAGTTGAGCTTCAAGGCGAAGGCCATCTTGTGCTACTTGCTATCCAAACCGGATAAGTGGTCGGTATATTTATCTCAGTTGGCGAAAGCGTCCACTGATGGTTACGAGTCCGTGGTTTCTGGCATGAACGAACTTATCGCAAAGAGATATGTTTTTCGCCAACCAAATAGCGGTGCGAACCCCGGTGGTTGGGAGTATTTCGTCTATGACGAACCTCAAATTGAAGATGACTTCCGACTAAGTGAAAAGCCGATTCGGGATTTTACCGAGTCGGAGAAACCTGTGACTAATAAAGAAAGATTAGATAAAGTAAGTAATGAAATAAAAGAAAAAGAAAAATCTGAAAAAAGAAAACCCAAACTTGTCGATGATGCTTTCATCGCTGAACTGAAACGTCTCAATCCCGATAAGGACGTGGATCGTGAAGCACAGAAGGCTCGGACTTGGATACTCGCTAACCCACCTCGTCCGTTCAGCCGCGCATTCCTCGCAAACTGGATCAACCGCGCAGCAGCAACCCAACCAGAACGATTCTCCAATTTTTAACCTAAACCAAATGAAAGAAAAATTAAATGAGCTACACTTATTTGCAGGAGCAGGGGGAGGTATCCTCGGCGGGATGCTTCTCGGACATACCACAGTCTGTGCTGTCGAGATTGAACCTTACTGCCGAGAAGTCCTACTCCAAAGACAACGAGACGGAATCCTTCCAAAGTTCCCAATCTGGGACGATGTCTGCACATTCGACGGCAATCCGTGGAGAGGAAAAGTCGATGTCGTCTGCGGGGGTTTTCCCTGTCAGGACATCTCAAGCGCAGGAGCAGGAGCTGGAATTGATGGAGAAAGAAGTGGTCTATGGAAACAGATGGCGAGAATCATTGGTGAGATACGACCTCGACACGCATTCATGGAAAACTCACCATTGCTTGTGGAGCGAGGACTTGCCGTGGTCATCAGTGACCTTGCCGAAATGGGGTATGACGCATCGTGGGGAATTATTGGCGCGAATAATGTTGGAGCGAACCACTACAGAAAAAGGATATGGATTTTGGCCTACCCCAGTAGCATCCGAATGCAGGGACACGTGGTCAAAACCGGAATCTCTCGCAAAGTTATACAAGGGGGATCGGGTAGCAAGATTTCTCTGCAAGAGTTGGCTGACATCCAATTCAATGCCAGAGAGAGTAGTATTAAACCCTTGTTGGCAAGAAGAGAGGATGATGTGGCCGATAGGTCAAAGCGCATTAAAGCCATTGGAAATGGACAAGTTCCACTTGTGGCTGCAACAGCATGGAGAATTCTTGGAGGAGAATAAATGAAAAAAGTCCCAATAGCACACAAGAGCGAAGCGGCAGCATTGTCGCTGATAGCAACCGACCGAAACATCCTTTCCCAGCAAACATGGGATGCCGATTATTTCGCACTACCTGCCCACAGAATCGTTTTTAATGCGCTCCAAGGGGTTCACCAGCGGACAGGCTCTTGTTGCCCGTTTTCTGCCATTGCAGAGCTTGAAGCAACTGGGCAGTTGGAAGCAGCGGGTGGTGAAGAATCTGTCCACGACACATTATGCACGATGAAGGTAGCTTCGGGTAAGGTTTGCCAAGACATGGCAGATGACTACCGGAAGCACCTGCACCGCACGAAGGCATACCGCGATGTTCTGATCCTCATGGAGAAGGAGGAACCAAATCTACGGACAGGCAAAGCAAATCTAAAGGAATTATCGGAAACGATAATGAAGTGTGCCGAGGATCGCACATCAAAAGTGAAACCAGTTAAAGACCTCATCATTGAAATCATCGATGAGATGGAAGGGAAAGCAGTAAAGGATTTCTTTCCTACTGGACTCCTCAAAGTAGATCGTGCGCTCAAGGGTGGAATGCACAAAGGCGAGATGATGACAGTAGCATCAGAGACTGGTGGAGGAAAATCCATCTACCTTGTGCAAGCGGCACTTGCAAACCTACTGGAAGGAAAGTCAGTTCTGTTCTTCAGCCTCGAAATGAAAGCGAAGGACATCCTGACTCGTATGGCTTGCAATATCGCAGGTTATCCGATAAGAGAACCGGAGGATTACAAGACAGCAAACAAGAATGAACTCCAAGCAATAAGTGACGCATTGTTGAAATTACACCAGTTACCCCTCGAAATCGTGGACGGAATAGCCGAAATTGACGAGATTGAGGCCAATATCAACCGATACACAGGTGAAAATCGGGCAGATATTATCGTGGTAGATTACCTCCAAATCATAGCATTTGATGGTGCAGAAGGCAGAGAAAGTCAAATTTCAGAGATAGCAAGACGCTTAAAGGTAGCTGCACTCAAGAATAATTCGATCATGCTGACAGCTTCTCAACTTAACGACGAAGGAAGACTACGCGAATCACGGGCAATCGGGATGCACTCTGACCAAGTTGTGTATATGGAACACAAGGGAGACAAAAGCAGGCTGACGATCAAGAAGAACCGCCGTGGTCAGAGGAACTATTTTACGGAAATCATCATGCGTGGTGACATCTCAAGACTTGAGGAGGTTTACTAATGACAATTGACCAAGCATACGGAAAAGCGTTGAAGTATTTGGAGGCGGCAAACGCAATCTGGGAAGCTCAAGACAAAGAAAGGTATTGCATAGCAGAGAACTACCACAACGAAGGACTCAAGATTATGAACCAGTATTTTTCTGAAACAAAAGTATTGACAGAACCACAAGATGTAGATAGCTTGTTGCCATGAGCGACACACCAGAGACAGATAGGATTATCCGTAATGCCGCAACAGCTGACCACCCACCGACTCGCTTGGCAGCAACACTAACTGTTAAATGTGAGAAATTAGAACGCGAGCGCGACGAGG